GAAGTTGCTGACCTTTTCAAGGACGAAACCATCTTCATCGTAAAAATTGGAGAGCCGCAAAAGCTGAACTATGCAATTGATCAGGCGATGGCATCTCTTAATGTTCTTGAGCGAAGCTCATTCATCACCCAAGTCAATGGAACAGACTTTTATGTAAAGCAGGTATGCCTATGGTTGTTTATCGAGCGCCAAACAGACATTGAACTCCTATCTGATTTGAATTCGCATATCTTCCTAACCAAGCTGGCCAACTGGAGAAAATTCACACTTCTACGTGGGAGAATTCCCATAGTAAACATCAGTTACAGACGCACGCCCCAACAGAATACTGCTGCTCGACAATAGCAAACGAGACCCAAGACTATTTCCAAACCCTCAGCCGAAACGCTCCACTGGGCGTCACCATTTTTGGGGTCGAAAGTAGCCGGTTGACCATACGCCAATTGTGCTCGAGTATTAACGGCAATAGAGGCGAAACGCGTGCGCCTCGATGTGATCCGCTGCCGACGAAGGAAAACCAGCTGGGACCTGCGGCAGTTTCCGGCCGCCCTCGGCAATAGAGCCTAGAATTGAAAAGCTCATGACGCCAATATAAACTTTTTCAAAAATTCGCAGTATCGATTAATACCCTGCTTCGCTTTTAACCTCAGTATCAATGGAAAACTTAGGGTATAAGCACCAAAAGATTCTGCTGTGTATTTTTATTAACCGCCCCATGTAGCCACTCCGTCAATTCAATTGAGAAGTCTCCGACGGTAACAGGAACGAATGGGTCAGTTTTAATAGAAATTTTGTACTGCCTTAATTGATTGCCAAACTTCCCTAAAGCGACACCCGTCACTGAGGCTGCACCAGCCGACAAAAGGAAGGCTGCAGCCACACCAAACGAAACACCATATGTTGTGCAATCGTCTACAACAATCACGTTCTTACCCTTCAATTTCCCGCGATAAAACGGATTGAGATGGATAGTTAGGATCTGCCCAGATGGATCTGTTCGATCCCCCCCGCCGCCTTTTGATCTCTTAGCCGAAGGGGAATGTCGAATAAAAAGAGGAGTCCCTCTTTTTGAGTAATGAACTCGTGATACTGTCGTACGCAGCCGATGCGTGAAGTCACTCAACACCTCACCATCTAAATTGTCGCTACTGGAAGACGGGTATACACCCCAAACAAGACCATCAGCCTTGTTTATACCTGCCATCAACAAGGATCGAGAAGTTATTGCTAACAAAGCATTTAAACGACTTCCGCCATTCTTCACTGTAGCGGTAAGTTTCTTGCCAAATAATTGCTGATCAACTTGTTGTCCATATTCAGACAAATCGGCTAAGGCCAAAATTTTATAGCCCTGTGCTTCAGCGGTATACCACCAGTCCCCACGCCAGGCAGCAGTTAATTCGATTACCTCTCGAAATTGATCGGCATCGTTTACGCAGATACCTAACCCTCTTACCTGATTTGCACCCGACCATCCAGCCGCGACTAATACGGCCCCTCCATTCTTACCCATTTGGACGTCTTCGTCCTTAACGGCTAAGACAATAACATCGTGACTTTCTAATTTAAATTTTTCGGCATTCCTTTTGACTACTTCACCTGTCTGACGCCCTTTAATCTGCAGGAATTGCACTCCCGTCCCAGCAAAAGCACCAGCGAACCATGCAGGCTCGGGATTATTGGAGATAAATCCAACAGGATTGTTCGCTGCCCGGGTGTCGGCGATCACTTTAACAACCGCTTGATCGATCACGCCGTTGCGCAGAGCCGAATTCGGCGAAGTCATCAGAATAAGCATCCCTACTACCTTTATAAATAATTAGACTTACAAGCCCTACCCCAGCTAAATCTTCAGCGTGAACTGCTTACTATTTTCTTCACCGACATCGACTTCAGCATCTGAACCTTCAGCACCATCTACTGGCGGTATTTCATCATTCGTTTTTTTTCCAGCATTCACCTGTTCTGCTTCTTCAGTTGACTCTGATATCTCGCGAGCTAAGGGGGAATGTTCAGACGAAACGATATCGGTCGACATATCTTCAGGAGCAGAGATAGCAACCTCACCTAAAGACTCAACACTTCTTTCTGCGACTTCGTAAAACGCATAAAACTCATCATCAATGTCATCAAGCCTCGAGCTTTCTTGCTCAACAAAGAGATCAGCACCTAGAAAATCGTATGCATGATTCATGAACGCTGAGAGTTCGGCAGGCATTTCTATTGATATAGCCCCGAGTTGACTTTCGGAAAACTCCAACTCCGGTTTTGAGTCATAGGTTAAGGGCATATAAACATTTACTATGCCCTTGCCATACTTCGCCGCGAACCTTACGGTATGCGCCGTCCCACTTTTAATGCTCCACTCAACAGGAATCAACAAATCGCAAAGCGCTGCCTGCAATCTATTACGACGGATAAAGTTCTCAGCACTATACGACTGCTGAGGGAGATACTCGGATACAATACTTCCACCGGCATCAAGTATTTTTTTTCGTAATACTTCCGAACCCTTCGGGTAATTCTCAAGTATTCCAGTTCCAAGTACCGCTATCGTTTTCAGACCATACCTAAGTGAGCCAATATGTGCCAACTGATCAACGCCCAACGCCAAACCACTTACCGTAACGCATTTCAATTTTTCGAGCGCGGCCAAAACAAGCTTAGACAAAAAAACCCCATCATCGCTGGGCTGCCTAGTGCCGACCACCGCGACAGACTTACTTGAAAGATTAGACAGATCACCCTGCACGAAAACCCAATAAGGGGCATCAGGAATACATCTTAGCTTTTCAGGAAAAGCTGCTTCATCTTTAAACACCAACTTAACATCATCAGCAAACAAACTACGTGCGAGTTGGAGCCCCTTCTGCCATAGGCTGTCTTGCTGCTCCGTTAAAGGAGCAGAGTCCGCATCAACATCGTACAGCTTCTCTAACAACTTCCCTTCTGGGGCCCGTAGAACCTCTTTAAAACTAACGCCTGTTTTCGCTAACTTATAGAGAGTCCAAAATCCTATTCCTTTCAAGGAAGAAAGTGCTAGAAATGCTACTTTTTCGCTTCGCCAATATTCGCGATTTTTTACTGACAATTCGGCCGCCTTCATTGACTCTACTTTTCTTTAGCCCTGCCTTGGGACTTATAACGTAGACAATATAAACCGTAAGGGCAAGTTATTTGCCCACTCATCGGGTCAAAATCGTCAACAAACCTTTGCAATCAGAAAAGGCTGCCTAAGGAATCAGGCGTCCAGTTCATAATCACGAGCTCGCCGCTTACCCCAGCCTTTCCCTGTCGTTGGTTGGTGTTGCTGTAACGGATGTCCAGTGTCTCGAAATGAAAGCCATCAAACACCCGCCTGATGTCCGGATGATCGTTAATGCTGACCATCACCTTGCCTTTGCAGTGGCGCATGAAGTCGGCCATTCGCTCGTAGTTCTCAAACGGAAAATCGACACCATACCCGGCGGTTTGCCAGTACGGCGGATCCATGTAGTGGAAGGTGTGGACACGGTCGTAGCGTTCGGCGCATTCCAGCCAGGGAAGATTTTCGACGTAGGTGCCGGATAGGCGTTGCCAGGCGGCCGAAAGATTTTCCTCGATCCGCAGCAGGTTGATGGCCGGGCCAGTAGTGGCGGTACCGAACGTCTGCCCGGTGACCTTACCGGCGAAGGCATGGTGCTGCAGGTAGAAAAATCGAGCGGCACGCTGGATATCAGTGAGGGTTTCGGGGCGGGTCATCTTCTGCCACTCAAACACCTGGCGTGAACTGAGCGCCCATTTGAATTGGCGCACGAACTCTTCCAGATGGTTTTGCACGACGCGGTACAGCGTCACCAGGTCGCCGTTGATGTCGTTGAGGACTTCAACCGGCGCGGCCTGAGGCCGCATGAAGTACAGCGCGGCACCGCCGGCGAAGACTTCGACGTAGCATTCGTGCGGCGGAAAGAGCGGAATGAGGCGATCAGCCAGGCGGCGTTTGCCGCCCATCCAAGGAATGATGGGTGTAGACATTGAGAGCAAGACCTTTACTGTATGGATAAACAGGTGATAGGCTCGCCGCGCTTCGTGCACGGAGTAAGAGCCTAGGCTGGACTTGCAGGGCCAATCTGCAGGGACGGCGGCCGGGTTGGATGTTGACGCATCCACTCCGGTCGCTCTTTTTCACTTCGGTGTTGAGACTTCTTTGGCATAGGCCTGACAGGCCGCCAACGCGATCAATCCTTGGTCGCCGGCGTCGGTGATGCTGATAATTCGTTGAGCATGCGCTGGGTCAAGTTGGGCTCTTGTGGGGCCATGAACCATGCCGCCGGTGGCGGCGGTGGTGGCTGGCACTGGGGCGTGGCCGGCGACAGCGGTGGCGTCGAGTAGGACTGACAGGCGCAGATCAGTAGTGGCAAGGCGGTCGCGCAGGCGACCTTGATCACGTTGGGCATCGTTCAGGGCTCGGTAATGGGTTTGTTCACTGGCTGAAAGTCGCTTCTCCAGAGCCAGACGTTTGGTCTGCTCGGCTTGTTGCTGCGCTGCAGCGGTTACAGTCAGTTGGTTGAGGGTTTCAGTCTGCAGGCGGGCTTGTTGTTCAAGCTGTCGGCCGTAGCGCCAGTCCTGCACCTGCCAGGCCGCCATGGCGGAACCGGCGACCAAGCAGGCCAAAAGCATGCCCTTGGCCAGCAGCCGATACGGCGCCGGGATCAGGTCGACGACACGCATAGCACTGCCCTCGCCCGCTCCCACAATTGCAGCCGATCCGCCAGGCCGTTGAGGCCACCATTGATCTTTCGAGTGATCGCCTCGAACTCGTCCCGATCCGCTAAGGCATTCAGCTCACGCCCCCACCAGAACCAGGCGGCCGATTCGGCAGCCCATTGCGGCAGCTCGAGCAGCTCCGGGGTGCGCAGCAATCGCTCGTCGCCGAACAACGCCAGGCTGCAGCGCAGGTAGTTGTTGCGGCCGGTGATCTGGATCAGACCGCGACCGCGATAGCGCTGGCCATCACCATCCGGCTCCGGCGTATTGCCCAGCTTCGTGGCCAGACTGCCGGTGTCGTACTTGCTCAGGTACTGGTCGCCGCCCAGTTCGCGGATGTACTGCAGTTGGCCGGACTCGTGACCGACTTGAGCTAGGAATGCGGCCTGCCGCTTCGGTGTGTTGATTTGCCGGTGGGCCATGGCGGTGTTTAGGGCGGATACAAAAACGCCCGCTTGGCGGCGGGCGTTGGGCATGATGAGTTGCAGCTGTTTATCGGTTAAGGACATACAAACTCCAGGCATAAAAAAACCGCACTCGGCGGCTATGGATTCGTTTTCGCGTTACTTCAGGGACACGACTTTGACCGGCTTCGCCTCCT